CTAAAGTTAAGGATAATATTGTAGTCTATCCTGCACCATTTCGAGTATTACCTGGACCTGTACTCGATTTGGAATTTATTACTCAACTTAGTGTAAATTGCTTGGAATATGATTACGGTACTAGCTTTCATACATGGACTGATCTAGATGGCTATGATAAAGAATTCCTAAGTAGACCGATAACAATGCCAGAGAGTCCCTACAAGGATGCTGATAAGGTTAATGAATACCTGTTTAATAGCCTATTGAATTATAGTATATTTACATCAATTTACATAGAATCTGAACTACTCAGCAAAATTCAGGGTAGATCTGGTTCCTTCTTTTCTAAGTACAGCGGTGCTGGTATAACGTGGCAAGCGACTAGTAGAAATTCTCTTACGTATTATGTGTCATATTATCGATTTACAAAACCCGACTTTAATTGTGGTAAGTGGTACCCCTTGGATGTCGAACGGGATCTATGGAAGTCTCCTATTTTTAAGATATCGACTAATGACATCCAATTCGCTAAAGTCTTACCATTGAGAATTAATACCATGGTGTATAGCATAATAGCATATACTAGTAAAACAGAGAGATTATACGTTATACAACAAATAATGAAACTGTCAGTAACCATGAGATGGTCTAGTTGGCAAACTTCAGCTATAGCTGGGGACTTCAGATTTTTAACTTTGTGTGCTGTTTCATCATCTGGTGATATTAAATCCATGGTTGATAAAGCAGCGTTGAAAGTTGATAAGTCTGCATCGTTACCTGATATATATCTATTGACTATACTGCGTAAATTTGTTCAAAATCCTAAATCAATAGGTGGTAAATTGACACCATTAATGGGTATGCCTATGCGTTTTATAACCATCGAGAAGGATTTGAGTTTGTGTTACATGTGGCATCTGAGAGGCTTAAATCATAACACCGACTGCTATGTCAAACTCATTAAAGGAATTAAGCTAGAGAGTGACATACGCCCTCAACTTGTATTAGCGTATCAAAATCAAATTGATTACTTAGAGAAAATGTATTCAGCAGGTGTGTGTCAAGTCGACTTTGATAATATGATGGAAAGAATGCCAAATGTGCCTTACTTCAACGCCATATTATTCACTGCATTTGCATACATAACATCTGGAGGCATGAGAGCTGGCAAAAGACAGGAACCGTTGGATATTTCTCTATCAAAAATCATTACTGATCATCATTGTACTTATATCGATGATCATAGCTTTGTCAAAGATAATATAGTCAAATCACCTAGAGTCGCAGATGGCATAAATATGTTATTGGAGAAATATAATAGACCGTATGGCATACATTCCTTATTTAGAAGGATATGCAAGGGTGATAAGATCATCAACATATACACGATTCACCCAAAAGATTCCAAATCAAAGAACAGAGAAATACCACAGATGACGAGCCACATGCGCATAGCACAATTTATATCAGAAGCTGTTATGTCTGTATACACCGATGAATCCGATGTTGATATGATGCAAGAACCTGAGAAATATGCAGAATTTACA